GGGTGCTGATCACGCTGTTGGTAAAGGTGCCACCCCGCTTGAACGAAGCGATGCCATTGGAGAAGAACGCTCCGTTCCCGGCCAGATTCGCGTTCATCCCCGTGTCGAACCCGTCGATGCTCGGTAGTGCGGCATCACCGGTTGAGGGTATGCCGCCTGGACCGGCACCACCGCCACCACCCATCGACACACCGAATGCCTTGAGCAAGATTCCCAGGATCAACATCGTGATCTGCTTGGCGATGATCTGCATCGCCATGTCGAGGAAGGCTTTGGCGACGTTCTGGAACAGATTGGCAAAAGCCTCTTGGACGGTTGTCGTGCCGTTGATCACGCCGGTGACGGCGGTGCTCATAGCTCCGGACACTTCCGTTTGGAAGGTCTGAGCCAGGCTCGCGACCATGCTGCGGGTGTCCTTGAGCTCCGACTTCCATTTGCCGAGGAGCCCTGTAAGGGGATCGTTCTCGGCGAGCTTGGCCAGCGCGTCTGCGTCGATGGCGGCGGACTGAGCATCAAGTGTGGCTTGAGCACCAGCGCGGGTGTCTGGGTTCTGAAGGGATTCAGCCAGTGCGCGTCGAGCCTGTTCTTTTTGGACTTCAGCGTCGATGAGCTCTGGGCTCATGCCTTCGAGCCGCAGGCGTGTCCGGAGCTGGGAGTCGGCTGTGGATTCCTGGAGGCTGCGGGTCCTGTTGAGGGATTCCTGCAGTGCGTTGCGCGCTCTGTCCAGGCGCAGCTGGTCCTCTTTGAGCTTGTTTTGGGCGGCGAGGTCTTGTTTGAACTTGTCGTTGGATGCCTTGAGCTGAGTCCATAGCTTGTAGAACTCGTCTGGTTTCAGCTGCTTGGTCGCAGTTTCCAGGAGTTGGGCCAGTTCACGGGCTCGGCTATTTAGCTCGCCGTTGTACTCGGCAGTGAGGGCGACACGATCTGGATCGAAGCTTGAGGCGGATGCTTTGCCGAGCTCGGTGAGCGCGAAGCGTGTTTCATCCAGCTTGTCTTGGTACTGCTCGATGTCCACCTTCGGGAACATCGCCTTGGCGATCTCGTTGAAGGCGGCGGCAGTCCTCGCCTCCGTCAGTGCGGCTTGAAGCACACGAAGGCGCTCCATGGCCGAGGTCAGTGCGCGAACTGCGGATGCATATTTCTCAGTTGCAGGAGCCCCGATGTCAGAGAATGTCGGTGCAGTGGGCGCGACTGAGGTGCTACCAGGCCCTTTGTACCCCGAACCAGGGTCGGCCAGGTGCATGATTTTGTAGCTCTGGCCTCGGGGGCCGGCGATGGTGGCGTAGTTGCCGCCAAGGCCCTTGGGATCGCGGGTGAAGTTCTGGAGGGTGTAGCCCGGTGCCAGGTTGAGGGGAGTTCCGACCGGTCCGGCTAGGTCGTAGCCGGCATGGCGGCGGCCACCAGAGCGCGCGGACCCGGGGACATCGGTGAGTTGAAGCTGTCTGTTGATATTCGCGGCGAAAATGGCGCGGGCTTCGGCTTCGCTGCCGGCGCCAGCGATGTGGAAGTGATCTCCTCGGCTGCTGGTGCCGGTGTTGCCCTGGGTAAGGCCGGTGACGCCGCCGACCGGGGTCTGGCCGGCCAGTTGCCGGCGGTAGTCCGACACCTTTTGTTCGTAGTCGCCCGCGCGCTTGCGGATCTCAGCGATCTTTTTCTCGTTCTCGAGGCGGTAGTCGGAGATCTGGCGTTCGAGGTTGGCAGCCTCAATCACCAGCTGCTTTTTGCCAGCTTCGATGTCGAGTTCCCCGCGCTCGCGAGTCGATAGGTAGTTGTTTAGCGCCTCGAGCGCGGAGCGCGAAGCGCCTTCCTCGCCCTCGATGAGCTTCTTGTTGGCCTGCTCCATCTGGTAGATGCGCAGTTCGCCGGCGGCACGGAAGATCTCGACTTCTTTTTGGGCTAGTTCTTGACGTTTTTGGAAGAGCTCGTTTTCTTGTTGAATGCGTATATCATTGATTTCTTTCTCCAGCGAAATTCTTTTATCGGCTTGTAATCTTATGTTTTCTTGTGCGTCTTTTTTATTTTGTGCGGCTTCGTACTTTCTTTGGTACTCGCGCAAACGAGCTTGCTCTCCAATCAGCGCACCTACTCGCTGCTGCTCGGCATTGCCGCCTAATGCCCTGGTGACTGTGTCGCGTACATCAAAGAGTCTCCAAAATTCGCTCCAGGTCTGGATGCCGAGTTGGCCTTCGTAGCGCAGATCATTCAGCTTCTTCCTGATTTCTTCAATGCGTTCGGTGGCCCGGCCGTACTCGGCCTGGGCTAGCTGCCGTTCAAAGTCCCGAGCGGCCTTGGTGGCGTAGTCTGCGTCGTCCCCGACGTTTCTATATACGGTTCCAAGTCGTTCTAAAGCGAGCTCGGCGCGGTTCGTTTTAGCGGTTTCCTCGGCTCTCTTTTGGTATTCGCCGAAGGCATTTACAAGCACCGTTATTGCTGCTTGTACCAGGAATATCATCCCTACCGACTTGACCATGTTCATTGCGGTCAAGCGCACAGTTTCACCGAGATTTTTGAATCCTCCTGCAACAGTTTCAATTCGGCCGCCGGTGCTGACCGCGTCATTGCCTGCTTTGATCAGATTATTGGAGACTTCTTGCAGGGCTTTGGCGACACCTGCTGCCATCGTGGGCAGTGTGACTAGCGATGCCGCAAGTGTCCCAAACACGATCGCAAGTTTGCCCACCGCGGCTATTAGGACAGCGATGCCACCAAGCAGCGTTGCGATTGCTACTCCTACTCCGCCGAGTGCCGGAACTACAACTCTTACTAGCGTGTTGCCAATGATTAGGGCATTGGTAATGAAATCCATGCCTGCCCTTTTGAGCAGGCCCATGGTGGCAGCTAGCTTCGTAAACTCCTGAACTATGGGTAAGTCAAGAAGTTGACTGTAAAGATTAAAGCCTGTAGCGAGTAGTTCGATGAATTTGCTGTAGAAGCTGATGACGTTTGCCAAGGCGCGCGCCAGCGTTTCAAATACATCAACCTTGATTTCTATGAATGATTTGCCCAGTCGGACAAAGGCATCTGCAACGGTCAGTACCGCAGGCTGCAACGTGGTAATGATTTGAGCTACAGCGCCAATGGCGCGCTGCATTCCAGATTCGATCAGGACGACGACGTCTTGGATAGCGTCCTTCAGATCATTTATGGCCTTGCTACCTGAGTTGTCCTTTAAACCGATCTCTCCCAATGAGATCAACCCGCTGCGCTCTCGGATCACCTGGCCGATTGCTGCAAACCTGCCAATGAATTGACCAGCAGCGTCGGCAAGGGAGAACAGCTGCTCTCTGATCCTGAACAACCTCTCAAAAACCCCGGCCAGAGCGTTCAGTAGCGGATCCAACAGCCCGGCGCCGAACCGTTGGGCCACCAGCTCACCGAGATCGCGGATGTTGGAGACGACGCCTGAAAAGCCCTGCGCCGCAATCCGTTGACCGGCGACGGAAGCAGCTAGCCGGTCCTCGAGAAACTTGATGACGCCGCCAGCTTGTGTTTTGGCTCGGGCCACGTCCTCGTTGGTGATTCCGAGTGCCTTGGCCAGGTACGAATCCATGGTGATGTCACCACGGAGGATCGAACCGATTTCTTGGCGTGCCTGGTACAGGGGGATGCCGAAGGTCCCGAGGGCGGCGGAGAAGTTGATCGCCAGGTCTTCGGCTTCCTTAAGGCCGCCGCCGATCTGACCGACTTGCGAGGCGACGATGCCGAAGACTTCGATGACCTCGTTGGAGGTGACGCCGGCCAGGGCGATGGAGCGCTCTCGGATGCTGTCGATGCGCTTTTGGACCTCGCCGGTCAGGCTGACGATCTTCTCGTAGGGGTCAGTGATCTCTTTCCCGTTACGGAAGACCTTGTTGGTGGAGGCGAGGGTGGTCTGGGTCTTGAGAATCGTCTCGCGGAGCTTGATCTCGCGGCCGATCGTCTGCTGGAAAAATCCGCCAAAAGCGTTCTGCAAGACACCAAGTATCTCTTTGATTCCGAACAAGGCAAAGCCAACTTTGGCTAAGCCATTTACTAAGCCACCTACAGAGCTGCTGGCTTTGTTAAAACTGTTAGCTAAAATGTCACCAGCTTTTGTGTTGTTGGCGAGGGTTGTCGCTGCTTTGGCTGTTCCTGTTATGGCGCCTTCATACCTTTTAATGCTGTCACCCAGGCCGGGCAGCTGCTTTGCGACTTTGTAGAAGGTCTTGATATTGTTTGCCGCATCGTTTACGTCCCTCCCCAGGTTTGAGAACGTCTTGTTGACGTCTCTAATCGATGGGAGGTCGATTTTTAGCTGACGGGCCCTGGTCGCGCTGTCGGCCGTCTGATTCAGCTGGCGCAGATCGCGTTCAGCTCGCTGCGTATCGGCAGTGACGTTGAGCCGAAAATCAGCCACTTCGCGCTGTATTCGTTATCCGTATGCTACGGCCGCCGCTCGACTGGGGTCATCAGCGCAGCGAGGACGTGGGGCGGCAGAAGTCGCTTGCGTCCGAGTGAGGCGAGGATGAACTTGGTTGGGTTGCTGGGGCCATCAGCTTGGCTTGAAGCCGGGCGCCAATCGGGGTAGGGCAGGAAGTCTTTGGCGCTGACCTTGGGTGCTGCACGTTTTGAGCCGGAGAACCCATGGGCGATCTGGATGAGGATCTGGGTTAGGCGAGCAACAGGGACGGCCTCGAGATTTGCTTGGCCTTTTTCGCGGTCGTCGATGACGCGCAGCAGCCAGCGCAGTGTGCTGATGGGGGTACGCAGAAAGCGGTCCGCTGGGAAGTCAGCCCCGAGCGCGGAGGTTCGGATGCGGACATAGATCACGTCCCAGTCGGTCTCGGGGCTACGGAGGTAGTCCTCGCAGCTTTTTAGGAGTTCTTCGGGGGTGGGTTGAAGACTTGCTCGTCCTCGGCCTTTCCCGTGGTTTCAGGCCAGCCGTCGCGCTCCCAGCTGATCAGGCGGAAGACGTCCTCCATCAGCTTGGTGGGCATGGCTTCGGTGTCGGCCTCGCTCCAGTCCTCGACCCGCTCCCAGTCCTTGGATTTGGGCAGTTTCACTTCGGCGCGGTACTGCATGAACAGGGTGACGAAGGCCACCTGTTGTTCGACAGCGCCGACACTGTTGCGCTGCAGCTCTTCGAGTTCGCCGGCGTAGTCGTAGAGCAGATCCTGGTTCTCTTCTGTGGTGTTGCTCAGCAGTTCGACAGCGTCTTTGGTGGAAATGCCCTTGTCCTTCGCGATGCGTTGGGCGAGCTTGATGGAGGCGAAGGTGGAGCGGGATTGTTTGCGGGAGATGGCCTCAATGCCGCGGGATTCGCCGGGGACGAGGTCGTTGTAGATGGGGAAGCGGAACGGGCCGATCTCGTGGTACTTCTCAGGGGCGAAGAGGAGGCTCGCGTACTTACTCATCTCGGATGGGGAGCTCAACCTCCCAGGCCCGTTGTGGGCTTGGTTGGTTTAACAGCTCGGGCGGAAGTTCAACCTCAATAGTAGCGGCCTCATACGCTAGGCGTATACACTGGGATTGGATCAGGGGTTCGAGGTAGAGGGCTCCACAGTGGAGCGTGGAGCCTTCCTCTCGGCAGTTCACGGCGTACACGGTGTACAAGCCGTCGATGAGTAGGTCGTGTTCCATAAAGGCATGAAAAAAGGCCCCAATGATGGGGCCCGTTGGTGACGCGCTCGGGAGATCAAGCGGTGCGGAAGGTGGTGGTGAGACCTTGGATCGGGCGCTTGATGCCCGAGGCCGAGGCGGCGCCGTTGGCGTCCACTGCCTGGGTGATGGCGCCGTCGGCGACACGCAGGCGGTAGATGGTGCCGGCAGCGAGGTCCGCGCTCGGGTTGATGGTCACCACGTTGCTGGCCAGGGACACAGCGGCGGGCACTTTGGCGCCGGTGGAGGCCACTTCCAGGCGGAAGCCGGAGCCATCGCTCTGGCCGAGGGCCAGTTGGGTCAGGGCCACGGTGCCGTTGGTGGTGTAGGTCACGGTGATGTCGTTGCCGACCACCACAGCCGAGGCGTTGTCGGCGGGGACCACTGCGGCCTGGCGGGTGCCGTTCACGAGGAACAGGAGGCTGGATTGGACACCGCCGGTGGCGATGGAGGTCGAGCCGGCGTCGTAGCGACCGAACACAGGGCGGGCGCGGGACATCAGGTCGAAGGACACCTCGGTGAGGCCCTCGGCGGTGATGTTCTCCTGGTAGTTCTGAATCACGGCGTTGAAGCCAGTGAAGTCATAGATGTAGTTACCGGAGGAGCCGTTGGCCTGGCCCAGTTCCTTGAGGAATTCGATGTAGATCTCGAAGTCCTTGTTGTAGCGGGCGCGCTGGATGAGGTCGAAGCCCTCGTTGTAGTTGCCGCGGAAGACGGGGTCGACCGAGCCGGCGGGGATTTCGGCGTCCTTTAGGAAGTAGGCGGTCACAGACGCTTGCACCGAGGACCCGGTGATCACGCTGTCCATCCAGCCGTCGTCGCCCAGCAGGCGGAACTCCTGGTTGTTGTCGTTGATCTGGAAGCTGGTTTGGGTGATGCCCTGCAGCTCGATGTAGGACTTGCCGGTTTCGAGGGTGGGCAGGGTGATCATGCCGGCACTGTCGCGGGTGGCGAAGTAGCGGGCGGGTGGCGTCAGGTCCACGGCACGGACAACGGTCCGGTTTGCCTTGTGGAACGACAGCCCGATGGCGTAGTCGGCCATGGTGGTGACTCCTTAAGGGATCGGGGGGTTCAAGACGGCTCCGCGGATGCGTGCCGTGAGGGCCTCAAAAGTGGCCTCGGTCCGGGCCATGTACGTGACTTGGTCCCTGGGGAAGGCGCGGGCGAGACGGCGGCTGATGTCCAGCAGCGAAGTCGGCATCCGCGTGCCTTCCCGTGTGCCGTAGTTCGTGAAGCGGACGTTCCAGAGCTCGAATGAGATGACGCCGTTGACAGAACCGGGGCTGTTGATCTCGGGGACGTCCTCGATGACGCACTCGATGCCGGTGATGGCCCAGGTGGAGGGAACCATCGAGGCACCGGTGACGTAGACCGCGGGGACGCGGCTGGTGTCGGGGAGCGTGTAGTAGCCAGGCCAGCTGGTGTACGCCTTGAGGGTGGAGCCGTCGCTCTCGTAGAGATCGAGAATGTGGCGCTCAAGGGTGCTCCGCAGAGCGATCACCGGTGGGAAGGCGGTCGAGATCGTCACTGCTGGCCCTCCAATGCGGTACGCAGCAGTTGGCCGAACTGGGCGGGGGCCTCCTCGAGGGGGGCTTTGGTCCAGGGGCGGCCGGGGAAGCGCATGCCGGTGGTGGCAACGCCGCCCTCGTGGACTTGTTGGGCGTAGTCGACGGGCCAGGTGAAGGTGACGGAGCCGTCGGAGTTGACGGTGCGCGTCTGGCTGGCGCGGAGACGGCCGGTGTCCACGATGTCCCGCACTTGGGGCGGGGTGGGGTACTCCCACTTCACGGCGGAGATTTCCTCGGTGAAGCGGGTGTCCAGCCAAGTGGCCAGTTGGCGCATGGCCTGCGCC